CTCCACTATGAACCGTCTCGCCGCTGCGTTTGCAGCCATTGCTCTCACCACGGCCGCCGTGGGCTGCGCCATCGCCCCGACAGGCCAGCCGGCCGCCGTCTCGACCATCGCCGGCAAGAAGGCGCTCTACGTCGCCGAATCCGCCTTCGTCGGCGCGAGCCTCGCCGCCGAGAGCGCCGTGGACAATGGCCTGTTGCGGGGCGAGGCCGCCGGCCGCGTCGATGTCGGCTTGGTTAAGGCGCACCAGGCGCTGGTCGCCGCTCGCGCAGCTGAGAAGATCGGCGACGCCACCAGCTACGCCGAACAGGTCGCGCTCGCCCAGGATCTGGTCGCCACGGTCTGGCCCATGATTCCCGCGAAGAAAGGCCTGTAAGCCATGACCCCGATGGAAGCCATCGCCCTGCTCAACGCCGTCATGCAGACGGTTGCCGCTGTGGTCCCGGTCGCGCAGAAGGCCATGGAAGTCGCCGACAGCGATGACCAGATCAAGATCTCGGCCGCACTGCGCGAGATTGCCGACCTGGCCGACGAGACGCACCACCGAGTGCACGCCAAGCTGCAGGCCGCCTCTAAGACCTAGCCGCCTAGCGCCTGCGCGGCGTTGAAGGTAGGGTCCCGCTTAGACGGAGACCCATCATGACCGCGCAGGCGCCCAAGCCCCCCGCCGATATCGTCGCCTACTATGTCGACGTTTCTCACCAGCTGCTCGGCGACGAGATCCGCACGGCCACGCCCACGGTGGACGTCGGGACCGTCGTCATCGAGAAGCACGAACACGACGGCCAAGCGGTGCGCCTGCTGCTCAGCGGCGGCGCGGACCTCGAAGACGCCCTGATCACGATTGCCCTGGTGACGCGCCGCGGCCAGGAATTCAGCGTTACGACCGAAATTCCAGTGCGCGACGACGTCGTTGCGGTGCTGCCGGCCACGGTCACCAAGCGCTTCGTCATCAACCAGGCTTTCACCGAAATGGGGCTGGCCGGGTACGAGTTCGACGCCACGCCGGAAGAGCAGGCGCAACTGCTTCTGCGGCTCGATGCCATGATGGCGCAGTTCCTCACTCAAGGCATCGACCTGGGATACAACCAGCCCATCGTGATGGGCCAGGGCGACCTCGACGACCCCATCGGCATCCCAGACGACACGCTGAACGCCATCTGGCTCAAGCTCGCTGAACGGGCCATGCCGGCGATCGGCAAGGCAATGTCGGCCGAGACGCGACGCGCGATGAACGAGGCGTGGAACCTGCTCACGGGCCGGTACATGAAGATCCCCGAGCGCGCCCTCGGCCGCAACACGCCGATCGGCGCCGGGAACAAGCCTTGGTCTGTGTTGCAGCCCTTCGCGCGCCGCCGCAATCTCGGCGTCCGCGATAACGAGGTGAGCTGATGACGCAGATCAGCATCCTCAAGGGGATCTATGTCGGCGGCTTCGCCAACATCCGCGCCACCTATCCCCGCAACCTAGAGCCCATCGTCGGCGAAAATGGAATTTCGCGGGGCTATCTGCGCGCAGCGCCGGGCGTGAGCTACATCACCACAGGTCCAGGAGAAGATCGCGGGGCGATCAATTGGAACGGCTCGGGCTACCGGGTCATGGGAACCAAGCTAGTGGCCTTCGACGGCGGCGCGGCGTTTGAGCTCGGCGATGTCGGCGCCGGCCCGGCGGTCGCGCTGGACTATTCCTTTGACCGCCTGGCGATCAATTCAGGGACTCGGCTCTACTACTATTTCGGTGGCGTCGTGACCCAGGTCATGGATCCAGACTTGGGTCCAATCATCGACATGATCTGGATCGACGGCTATTTCATGTGCACCGACGGCACCTACGTGATCGTCACAGAGCTTTCAGATCCGTTCGCCGTCGACCCGAACAAATACGGGTCGGCGGAGGAGGATCCAGACCCCATTCTCGCCCTGCGCAAGGTCCGCGGCGAAGCCTACGTGCTGGGCCGCTACACCGTCCAGAACCTGACAAACGTCGGCGGATCGGGCTTCCCGTTCGCAGCAAATGATGGCGGCACGATCCCGAAGGGTGTCGTCGGGAGCCGCGCGCGGTGTGATTTCCTTCAGAGCTTCGCGTTCGTCGGCGGCGGCCGGAATGAAGCGATCAGCGTCTACCTTGCGGGCCCCGGCGAGGCCATCTCGCTATCGACCCCTGAAATCGATCGCCTGCTGAGCGTTGTATCGACGGCCGACCAAGCCTTCATCGAAATGGAAAGCCGAGTCCTGCAGAACGAGCAGAAGCTCTACATCCACCTGCCCGACAAAACGCTCGTCTATTCGCACCAAGCCTCGCTGGTGAATGAAAGCCCGGTCTGGCACATCCTGGCCGGCGGCAGCGCGGCGGATCAGCAGTATCCGGCTCGCCACTTTGCCCTGGTGAACAGCGCATGGCTCTGCGGCTCGCCCGCCGGAAAGCTCGGGTTTCTGAATGAGCGCGTCGAGACGCAGTTCGATGATGTCGCCGGCTGGGAATTCGAGACGACCTTCAATTACAACGGGGGAAAGGGCGCGATCATCAAAGTCCTAGAGCTCGTCGCGGCCACAGGCTCAGCGCCGCTCGGCGCTAATCCCACGCTCTTCCTGTCGATCAGCCAAGACGGCCGAACTTATGGGCAAGAGCGGGCGATCGGCCAAGGCGCGTTTGGCCAGACCATGAAGCGCCTACAGTTCCGGCCCAAGACCAAGTTCAACAATTACGCGACCTTCAAATTTCGTGGCGCAAACACCGCCATCGCCTCGTTCATGCGCCTTGAGGCTGAATTTGAGGGGTTGAACAGCTGATGCCCCTCGACGCTCAGAAAATCGCCGTTGATCGGTCGGTGCTGCGGAAAATCTTCCCAGATCCGAAATCGCTGCGGGCCTTCGAGCAGCTGCTCGAGCAAGTGTTCGACGCAATCCCGACCCAGGTGAACGACAACACCGCTGAGCTCGCGGGGATTGTCGGATTGGTCGACGCGCTTCGCACCGCGCCCTTTGTAACCACCACGCCAACGACGGAACTCGCCAACGAAAGGGTCCTGACCAGCAGCGCCGGCGCCGCCGTCGACTTGTCGGTTGCGGGCTTGGTTTCGATCATCGTCAACGTCGTGGCCGCGCTCGGATACACTCCCGCCAATCGCGCCGGCGACACGTTCACCGGCCCTGTAGATTTTGCCGCTGCCGTCCATGCCTTGGGCGCCCTGACGGTCGATGGTTATTTGCTGGTTAACGACGACCTGGGCGTAACTGGCGATATCATCGTCAACGGCAGCGTCGCGATCGGCGCAGGCTTGGACGTGACCGGTCAAGCCGAGTGCGACAGCCTCCGCGTCAACCAGGCGCCAACCGCCACGGCCACTCTTTCGACCCACTCTATCCCCGTCTCGATCAGCGGGACGACCTACTACATGCGGCTTTCTGCGACGCCATAGACCAACGGCCCCGCTCGCGGTATGTCGGAGAGAGCAAAAACGGGGTTTCCCATGGGCCTTTTCTCCTCCATCGCCAAGATCTTCGGGGCCGCGAAACAGAAAAAGGCCGTCGGGCAGGCCTCCGCCGCGCAGCAGGCTGCGGCTCAAGCGGGGATCGATCTCACGCAAGGCCAGCTGGATCAGAACCAGGGCAATCTCGACAAGACCCTGGCGACCCTCCTGCCGTTCCTCAGTCAGGGCCAGCAGGCAGTCACGGCGCAGGGCGATCTTCTCGGCCTTCAGGGCGATGAAGAGCAGGCGGCAGCCATCGCTTCACTGAAGGACTCCCCGCTCTTCAAGTCCCTGTTTCGCACCGGCGAAGAGACCATCCTGCAGAACGCCAGCGCGACCGGCGGCCTGCGGGGCGGCAACCTAACGGGGTCCCTCGCCAACTTCGGGTCGGACACGCTCGCCAAGGTCATTCAGCAACAGCTTGGAAATCTGGGCGGCCTCACGGCGACAGGCCTTGGCGCCGCGGGTACTGGAGCGGCAGCGACGACAGCCGCAGGCGGTATCAGCGCCGATTTGGCGCAGCAGATATCCGCACTGCTCAATGGCCAAGGCGCTGCCAAAGCCGGCGGTATCCTCGGCAAAGCGAACGCCAACCAACAGATTTACAGCGGAATCGCGGACGCGGCCGGCGACATCGTGGGTGCGCTAGCTGGCGGTGCAGGCGGCGGCGGAAGCACTCAAGCAATCGCGAAGGCGATAGGGGCGTTCATCTGATGGATCCGATCAACTATTTCGGCCAACTCGCGCCCAACGATCTGGGCGAAGCGCTGATGGGCGGCTTTCAACAGCGCCAGGCCCTGCAGCTCGCCCAACAGCAGCAGGCTCGCGCTTTGGCGCAACAAGCCCAGCTGGACGCCGCGCGCGACGCTGCGATCAAGAACCCGACGGCCGCCAACTACAACGCGCTGTTCCTGCTCGACCCCAAGAGCCAGGAGGCCATCAAGGCCGCTCAGTCTGGGGTGAATAAGGCCGATCAGGACAATGACCTGAAGGAATACACGGCCCTGTTCGGCTTGGCCCGCGCCGGGCGCCAGCAAGATGTCCGCGCCCGGGTGCAGGCCCGCATCGACGCCGACAAGAAGGCGGGGCTGGACACCGCCGACGATGAGGCCTTCCTCGAGGTTCCCGACGACGAGTTGGCGGGCTACATCGGCCTGCAGCTGGCTGGCGTGCTGGGCCCTGAGAAATTCGACCAAGCTTTCAAGACCCAGACCGAAGGCGAGCGCGCCGACGCCAAACTGCCCGGTGAGATCGCACTCACCGACGCCCAGGCGCAGGCGGCCGAGGCCGACGCGGTCAAGACGAACGTCGAGGCCCGCGAGCTGCCGCGCACCAACACAGCCGACATTGAGTTCAAGCGCGCCCAGAGCCAGCGCTTCCGCGATCAAACGGCCAACGAGGCCCGCCGACTGGATCTCGACGAGAACGCCCTGCTCACGAACACGCAGCTCGAGCTGGACAAGCTGCTGTCGAAAGGCACGGAGTTGACGCCTGGCGCCGAGGGTCGCCTCTCCACCGCCGTGACCAACGCCGAGGCCTCGCGCCAGCTGGCCACCAGGGCGACGAGCCTCGCTGACCGCATCGCCACCGCGCCGATCAAGGCCGGCGGCGTGTTCGCCTCCCTGAAAGAGCTCAGCGCCGACGCCTTCGGCACGCAAGACCCGGTCTCGGCGATCCGCAAGGAATACACGGCGCTGATCTCGTCTCAGGCCGTCTCGAACCTGCCGCCTGGCCCCGCGTCCGACAAGGACATCCAGCTGGCCCTGAAGGGCTTCCCCAAGAACAGCTCGAACGCCGACACGATGGCCAGCTTCCTGCGGGGGATGGCCAAGCTGCAGAACATCAAGGCCAGCCGCGAGCAGGCCAGGGCGGACTGGATCAGCGAGAACGGCAACGAGGGCCGCGCCCGGCGCGACATCACCGTCAATGGCGTTCGCGTCCCCAAGGGCTCGACGTTCGGCGACTTCTCCACCAGCGCCGCTGCGATTGAGCGCCGCGAGTCTGTCGGCGAGCGCAGCTATCTCCGTTACGGAAAGTAGGCCATGAAGGGTCATCCCAAGAGCTACCTCGACCCGGCTTACGACAGCATCGAAGCGACCGTGACGGCGCAACTTGGCCTCCCTGAAGGGCTTTTGGGCGCGATCCGCACCAAGGGGGAGAAATCCAACGCCGATCAGGTTTCGTCCGCTGGTGCTCGTTCGGTCTACCAGGTGACGCCCGCCACGCGCCGCGCGGCCCTGAAGAAGTTCGGCGTGGACGCCTATCTGTCCGCCGAGAACGCCGCCGAGGTCGCTGGGCGAATCCTGAAGGACAGCCTGAACGCCACCAAGGGGGACGTCACCGAAGCTGTTGCCCGCTATCATGCCGGCACGCAAGGCGCCCGGGGCCCGGTCAATCGCGCCTATGTCGCCCGCGTGACGGGGCAAGCGCCTGCCGCTGGCGGCGCTCGCCCGGCGACCGCCTACGACCAGGCCCGCGCCGCCCGGCAGGTCGACGAGACCCCTTCCATCGCCAAGGTGGTGGACGCCTACAACGCCGGGACGCTCGACGCGCAGGCCGCAGCGGAATTCGAGGCCGATGTGGCGGCCGCCGCCGTGCTGCTGCCGCGAGGCGCCAAACTGAAGACGCAGGCCAAGCCCCAAGCCGAAGGCGCTCCGCTCGTACTCCCCGCGGGCGTCATCCAGGCATACAACAGCCTGTCGGACATGACCGACGGCGAGCGCCAGCAGCTCGACGCCGACGTCAAGGCCGGGCTGGTCGCTCTTCCGGCCGGCGCTCAGCTCAAGCGCCCGGGTCCGCGCACCAACATGGAAAGCCTGGGGCTGGGCCTTCGCACCGATGCCCGCGCCCTGGCCGGTCTGGTCGACATTCCCGCCGGCGGCCTGAACGCGGTCATCAACATGGGCGCTCTCGCCCTTGGCGCCGACAAAGCGCCGATGTCCCTTTCCCCCTTCACCGATATCGCCGACCAGCTTCTGGACAAGGCCGGCGCGCCTCGCCCGACCCAGCCCGGCGAAAAGATGATCGACGCCATCGGGCAGGGAGCCATCCAAGGCATCGCGACGGCGGGCTTGGCGACGCCGCTAGCCGCCGCACGGGGCACGACGGGCGCCGTGGCCAAGGCGCTGTCGTCTGCGCCCGTCCTGGACACGGCAGCGGGCGCTGCGGCGGGCGGCGCGGCCGAAGCGGTCGATCAGGGCGGCGGGGGCCCGGTTGCACAGCTCGCCGCCGCCTTGGCTGCTGGTGGCGGGACAGCCGTCGGCGGTCGACGTGTCGCCCAGGTCGCCGAACGGCTGGGCCCGAAGGCCGCCAAGGTCATCGAGGAAACCCCGGCAGAGGTTCTGCTGGACGAGGCCGGAGAGCTCACCGACGAAGGCCGCGAAGCCGCGGTGCGCGCGGCGGCCAAGCCCGATGATTTCAAGGCGGCTGTCGCCGAGGTCCGCGACGCGCCGGCCGAACCCGCCACGCAGACGGTGCGCCGGTATGAGGGCGAGGACGTCCCGGTCGAAGTAATCGGTGAAACGGTCGCCGATGCGCAGGGCGTCCCGCATGTGAAGGTGCGCGCCCAGGACGGCGCAGAAGGCTTCGTGCCTGTCGCCGAGGTGGTTGAGGTCCCGGTGGCCGCTGCTGCCGCTCCTGACACGCCCCTGCCGGCCAGCGCGGCCGCTCGGGTGGCGCAGGCAGCCTCGGAAGACATCCCTCTGACCCGTGGGCAGGCAACGCAGGACTTTGCCACGCAGGACGCCGAACAGAGCCTGGGCGCAGCGGCGTCCGGGGAGGGCGAGAAGGCCCGGCAGTTTCGCGAACTGCAGCAGACCAAGATCCAGGACGCCCTTGAGCGCTACAAGGCGGCGCTGGGCGATGCAGGTTCCAGCCCCGCCCAGCGCGGCGCCGTGGTCAAGGAAGCCCTGGGCGAGCTGCGCGACCAAGGCCGCGCCGGGGTTGCCGCGCTCTACAAGCAGGCCGAGGACATGGGCGGCGCGGCCATCGAACTGGACACTGCGCCGCTGCTAACGGCTGCGCGCGAACTGTTCATCGACGAAGCGGTCCCCGACCAGGTCCGCAAAGCCATCAAGCAGCAGATGGCAAAGTACGGCCTTATCGGCAAGAACGCCAAGATGATCGAAGGGGAGACGCGGGTTCAGCTGCTCGACGACGAAGGCAAGGTCGCCGACACGATCCGGTTCACCGGCCCGCAGGAACGCCTCACGGTCGCCAACGCCGAGGCGCTGCGCAAGAAGATCAACGGCCTCTATGACGCCGACACCTCCAAGCTTTCGCAGGGCCTTAAGGGTGTGATCGACGACGCGGTGGAAGACGCCGTGACCAAGGCCGCCACGGCCGCGCCTGGCGGCGTAGGAGATGCCCTGAAGGCCGCCCGTGGGGCGTACATGCAGCAGCGCGCCACCTTCCAGGCCAAGGACGTCGTTCAGAGCCTTCTCGACTGGAAGAAGGGCACGAAAACTGATGTCGTGCTGCCGGAGGACGCCATCAAGAAGATCTTCGCCGGCGGCCCGGAGGCGATCACGAACCTGAAGAAGGTGAAGGCGATCCTGCTGACCAAGCCAACGGAGAAATCGCGGGCGGCTTGGTCGGCCATCCAGGGCCATGCTGTAGGCGAGATCTTCCAGCAGGCGCTCAGCCCACGCGGCGAGGTCTCAGGCGCCCGGCTCAACACCGCCATCAAGAAGTTCGGCGCCGACAAGTTGAAGGTCATCTTGTCGGCCGAGGATTTCAACCGGCTGATGAAACTGCGACGGATCATCGCAGACGCGACCATCCCGCTGGCCAACACCACCAACACGTCGGGCTCCGGCTACAAGGTTATTCAGTTCCTGGCGTCTCAGGGCAAGTCGCTGCTGGGCGTCTCCAAGCTCGTCCCGGGCGTAGGCCCGACGATCGACGCCGTGACTGGCCTGGTCAAGCAGGGCGCCGAGGCCGCGCGGGCCAAGCAAACCCTCGAAGGCGTCACCGGCTTCACCCCCGAAGCTGCGGCCGCGGCTGACACCCCTAGCAAGCCGTCGATCGACGCAGGGAAGACGGTGATGGAGTTCGTCGAACTGCTGGCCTCCGAGCGCCTTATCTCCCCGCTCCTGGCGTCCAGCGCCGCCACTGACCAGAAAGAACCGACGCCATGACCGTTGTCGTAGAGAACCCATTCAGCATCTTCCTGGACCTAAAGGGTGCGGGGATTAACGCCGGAACGCTTTATATCGGCGTCGAAAACCAGGATCCGCAGACCAATCCGCAAGCGGTCTATTGGAATGAAGAACTGACCGTCCCAGCGTCTCAGCCGCTAGATGTGCTGGGCGGTTATATCATGCGGCTGGGCACGCCCGCGCGGGCGTATGTCGCCAACAACTACTCCATGCGGCTGCGTAATCGCCAAGGGGATCAAGTCTTTTACGTGCCAACGGTCGGGGTGCTGGGAACGGTCTTGCTGTCGATTGTCAGCTTGGCAGATGCCGAAGCCACCACCGTCGCACCTGACGTCCAAGCCATTCAGCTTCTTGGCTACTATGCAGCCGGTGACGGCGGCGGCGCACTCTATGTCCGCTCAAACTCACCGCCGGCGCAGGGCGGCTTTGTTTCAGCCGATGGCGCAAATTGGGCCATAGCCGAAGAAGAGCCGATCGTTCAGATGTTCGGCGCGGTCGGCGACGGCGCGTCGGACGACACGGTCGCGATCCAGGACACAATTGATTATGTGTTTGCCCGAGGCGGCGGCAAGGTCACATTTCCGGCCGGCCGCTATCGGATCGCCACGGCTCAGGGCAGCGTCACACTGCCCTACGACAACGGATCCCTGACGGCAGCCGCAGCGCCCTATGGCCCGGCACTGGCCTCTGAAGTGCCTGACGTGATGCCTTATGCTTTGAATCTCCGTCAGGGCGTTCGCCTGGTCGGAGACAATCGTCTGGGGTCGACGCTGGTCGGGGCTTGGGTGTTCGGCGTGAGCCCGATCAGCCTTGCTCAGGTCATCGGCATAGTGTCCGGCGCCGCCCAAGATGAGAACACGGTTGACGTGTCCCTAGAATTCTTGAGGTTTGAGAATTTCCTTATCCCCTGGCTCGTAAAAGGGGTCCTTGTCCAGAGCTTCCTCTCCCACGTGAACTTCCAAAATTGCGGGTTCGCGACGATGATCCAGACGGCAGAACGAGTAACTTACGATTCAGTTCGGATCGTCGACTGCGGCGCTGGGCCCGTTCACGGCGGTTGGTGGAATTGGCGCGAAAACACCTATACGGCTGCCAACATTCCCAACGCCTTCGGCCACGGCTGGACCGACAAGACCCGTACAAAAGACATCGACTTTAGCAACTCAAGGACCCGATCGGCCGTCGATGACAATCTCGACGCCTTCCTTGATCAGTATTTCTTCAAGACTGCTAACAGCACCACTGGGACCGGCTACACTTCTGCCCCCGCTGTGGGCTTTTCCGGCGGCGGCGGTGCTGGGGCCGCTGCTACCACCGTGGTCGACTTGGGGACCGGCCGCGTTGTCGGGGTCACGATTACCAGCCCAGGAGCCGGCTATACCACGGCGCCGCTCGTTGCCTTCACGGGCGGCGGCGGATCTGGCGCGGTCGGTGTTGCGATCATCAGCGGCGGGGCTGTTGTAGGGGTCGCGCTGAGCCGCGCGACCTGCCCAATCCCCGGCGATGCTCAAAGCGGGTTCATCAATCGCGCAATGTATCGAGGCGTAACTGGCGTCGCCGTCACCTTCCACGCGCGCTATGGGCGCCCGAACTTTACAAACTCCCATCGCGATTGGTTCGTCTTCGGCGCATACCGTATGGCCTATAACGGTGGTTCTCCGTACTATAATCTCTGCGAAGAATTTTACGTCGAGCGCGTCGGGTTCTTCGATCCCATGAACTTTGGTCCCACCAAGATAATGGGGGTCGACTATGTTGATCCTTACCTCAAGACCCGGCCGCCCGCGGCGATCTTCGGAGTGGCGGGGAACTTCAATAAAAACGTTTGTACCTATTTCGATCCGTGCGCCTTTTTGACCCCGATTAACACCGGCGGCCAAAGCTGGGAGCAGCTGCAATACAACGCGGCCTATGTTACCTCGGCCCAGGTTTCGAACTCGTTCATGCGTGCAGACTACAGACTGTCGAATGTTGATAATGCAGATCCATCGACGTTTGACCACTACCTGGAAAGCGCCAACCTTCTCGATGCGAGCACTAACCTGACTGTAGAAGGAACATCGAGCCCCGGCGCTTGCACCTATACCCTGCGCCGTCTCCAATCGACCCGGTTTGGCAACCTCGTCCACTTCAACGCCCGCATCGCGTATACGGGCCACACGGGCGTCGGAGGGATCAAGATTCGGGGCTTGCCGTTCTCCCTCAGTCCAGGCGGCGGGGGGAGCCAACAGCTTCAATTCTATGGCGGTTCGGGGGTTGTCAGTACTGGGGTTATCATAGCTATCGCGGATAATGCGGACGACGCGGTCGTTGTCCGTCAATATGACCCTGCTGGCGCCGTATCAAACGTTGCGCTCCCCGCGGATGCCGAGCTGTATCTGAGCGGAACCTACATCACGGATGCGCCCTAGACGGCTCGCCGGGGTAGCGTCTATAGTCACCTGGCCAGGCGACATAAATCCCCGCCGGCGAGATCCTGCGGGACGGCCCAGAGCTTCGGTTCTGGGCCGTTTCGCGTTCTAGGGCCTGGCGCGAGACTTGAGCGGGCGGCTCGGGATCTTCTGCGGCGTGTCGCGCTTCTCGAAGCCCCGGCCCTTCAGCGGCCGGCCGTTCTTGACCTTGGCCTTCGCTTTCGGCTTGGGCTCCGGTAGCCGCGCCAGCACGTCAGGTGCGATCACGAGGTGTCCGCTCTCGATCAGCCATCGCATCGTTGCGCGGTGCGCGGCTTCCCACATGGCCGTTCGGATCTCGATGGGCGCGGACCCTTGGTCGACGTGCATGTGACAGTCGTGGCAGATGAAGGCGATAGCGGCGTCGCTAGCCTTCAGGCTCATGCCCTTGCCGTCCCGGCCTTGGTTGCTGTGAGCGCTGACCACCTGGCCGACGTTGGGCGCACGACAGCCCATGCAGCACGGCGCGAGCTGCGCCAGAGACAGCAGCGCGGGGAAGCGGAAGGTCATCGCGCCACCACTTCACGGGGGTTTGTGCTCATGGCTGATTTCCAGCAAGAAGGGCGCGGCCTGCGGGGGTCTGCCGATAGGTGTTGTTGGCGGGGCCATACTCTGCGAGACCAGCGGTCACCAAGCCGCCTAAGTGGCCCAGCAGCATCGTCACGCCCGTCCGATCCCGCACCTCGTATGGGGCTGACCAGTCTGGGATAGCCGCGAGGATTGTCGCTTCCGCTTCGGTCAGCTTGGTCATGACTTCTCTCCGGGGTGGGGAAGGGCGGCTCTTGCCGCATCAATGCGCTTGATCAGCTTGGCCAGCCGAGGCACGAGCTTCCGCGTCTTGCGGCGGATGCGCTGGTGGAGGCTTTTGAACCTGATCAAGCGGACGCGGATCGTCGCTTCGTCGGTAGGAACCCACCGCGAAATCTCTTCCTCGCGGGCGCGGACGCGCTCTCCCGCACTAGAAGTCGTGTCTATCCGGGCGCCGCTCAAGCTGCGGCCCTCCGGCTTCCCTCAACAGGAGCCGCGACACTGCGGCCGATCCTGAGAATGTTCCGGGCCGCGTTCACGTCGCGGTCGTGGCTTTCGCCACAGGCGGAGCATTCCCAGGTCCTTATTCCAAGCCCTGCGATACCTCTCGGCCGCTCCGGCGGCAGCGAGCCGCACGAAGAACAGGTTTGGGTCGTGAATCTCTCGTCAACCAGCACATAGAACGCCGCCTTATAAGCGAGCATCGCGCGCAAGGTTGACCACCCGGCGTCGAGGACGGATTTCGCCATCCTCGTCTTGGCCAGGCCCTTGGGTTTCACGTTCCCGACCGCGATGAACGCGTGTTCGCGGGCGAGACGTGTAGAAAGCTTGTGGTGGAAGTCGCGGCGGACGTTGCCGATCTTGGCATGGATCGCGCGGACGCGGCGCTTGTTGCCAGCGCGCTGGGCGACGGCCAAGCGCTCGGCGTACTGCCGAAGATGGCGCGGGTTCTCGACCACATCACCGTTACTAAGCGTGGCGAGCGCCTTCAGGCCGAGGTCAATGCCGATATCGCTGGATGCGGCTTGGCCGGATTGTTCGACCTCGACATTGAAGACCACCCACCAACGGCCGCGCGCGTCTTCCACGAACGCGCCAGCCTTGGTGATTTCGGGCAAGGGGCGGCGCTTCGTGCCGAAGAAGCGGAAGGTCTGGCCGCGATAGGTGATGCTGTTGCCGTCGATGCGTCGCGACGTCCGCTTGAACGGAATCCAGCCAAGGGATCGCTTTTGGCCGTAGCTGGCGCGAAACCTCGGACAGCGCTTGTATTGGTCACGAGACCGGACGAACTGGTCGCACACCCCGGCAGCGGTGTCTTGAAGGATGCCCAGCATGGCTCCGACCCCATTACACTCCTTGCCGAGGTCATAGTTGGTCGGCCACTTGCGACGCCGCGCGCCGCCCTTGAACCGGGCTTCGGCGTCGCGGTGCTGCGCCACGCACCAATTCCAGACCGCGTTGCACGCCTTGGCCTGAGCGGCCAGGTGCTTGGCGGCGCGTCGGTCCTTGATCCGGTATTTGTAGGTCTTGTTCATGACCCCACCCCCTCGCTCGCCCCTTGAGCCGACCGACCTTTGGAAAGCTCATAGGCCTGTCGCGCGGGGTTGCTCGACAGGTGCGCGGCTTTGAACATTCCGCGCGTGAGGTAAAGCGGCTTATGGAGGCCAGTGACCTCGACCATTACGGTGTCGTCGGGCAGGTCTCGGGCGAACAGCCATTCGCCAATGCTCGCAAACGGACCGAGGGCGGCCAGCATCGCATCGTCGGGCAACGGCGGATAGGCTTCCGCAGGTGGCGCGGACGCGGGCCGATTGGCTGGGTCGGCTGCATAGGCCTTCATGCGCTCGGCCGTCGCTAGGCCCATCTGGCAGTGTTCGGGGTCGCCGCCAGCGGCTAGGCGGCGCTCGCCCCAAGCCCGCGTCAGGTTGTGCGCGTCCGGGTCCCGGCCCAACAGAATGAACCACGGCTCGCCCGGCCGACGCTTGGCCAGACAGTCGTGGTTGCCTGCATCTTCCCCCTCAGAGACGACAGCCTCTTGGGAGGGTGGACCAAGGAACAGCGGGACGACGCGGGGCTTTGGGTCCGCGCATTGGCTTCGATAATTCTCGACCATTGCGAGCGTCTTGAAGGTCGTGGACGCATTGACGCCCAACGCTTCGGAAAACACCAAGGTCCACGCCACCGGAGCCTCTTCCCCCGCCTTCTCGGGTTGAGGGGCGGCGGCGATCATGGCGCGGTAGACGTTCAGGGCCTCAAGGTGCGTCCCGTCCGCGAACGACGCTTGTCCGGCGCGAAGCATCGCCTCGTCTGGCTTGGCGGGAACCAGCACCCAAGCGGTATCGGTGGAGGCGTGATGGGTGGTCATTGGATCTTCCCCGCCTTGATGTTGGCAACGAGGGCCTCGGCCGTAACCAGCGCAGCCTGCGGACCAACCACGTTGTGAAGCATCTTGAGCGCCCGGCCCGCGACGCGACCCAGGTTGACCCCCGCCGCCACGCCGCCGGGACCGCTGACTATGAGGGCGGTGATTGCTTCGTCGATCTGATCGACGGTTAGGTCTCGCGTCTCCCCGGCGGTGTTGGTGGGGCCTTCTGCGCGGCAAAGGTCCATGATTTGGTTCAGCACACCCAGCGGGTTCGCGAAGTGGCGGAAGGCGGGCAACACGTCGGTAATCCCGACCTTCGCCTTAAGGAAGATCGCCCGGTTCGCCTCTGACAGTTGCTCACCCATGGTCGGGGCTCCCTTCCTGGTGGGGTGTGGCGCCGATAGGGATCGGCCGGGCGTCGTGGAACCGGCCGTCGAGGTCCCGCGTGCCGCCGCCCTTGTTCTGCTTGTGCTGATAGGGCACGCCAGCCGCCGCGCACTGGTCACGGACAGCCTGAAACGCACCATCGGGAGTGTCGCGGGCCTTGTGTGCGCCCTGGTCTGTCTCGCCGCCCGTAATGGCCCAGAAGCGCGGGCCCAAGGCCAGCAGGTCTGCGGGGACCACGACGCGCTCGAGCAGGGGCTCGCCCGACCAGAACAGGAACGCTGGGTTCAGCGCGTGATAGGCCGCGAGCGCGTGCCGACCATCGCGGTCCATTTCCGCTTGCGTCACCGCGGTGAAGCCGATGGCGGCGTTCGCCGGCCAGCAGTACGAAAGAGACCCGTGCTCGTCGCTGGTCATCCGTAGCACCTCGGCAAACGCCTTGACGATCATCCCCGGCCGCTTGGTCAGCATCAGGAAGGTCAGGCTCTCGCACTCGCGGATCAGGTCGAAGAGATCGCACCGCCATTGCGGATCAACCTGATTGTCAAACACGTCCGCGAGTGACGCGCAGAAGACGAAGCGCGCGGGCGCAGCTGGATTGATCGCCAAGGCGACTCGTTGCTCGCGGTTCCACTTGCGGACCTTCGACCAGTTGCCCGGCGCGGTGCGGACGCGGGTTCCCTTCTCGCCGGGCTGGCCCCAGACGACACGGGCAAAGCGCCCCTTCTCGCCCATGAGCGCTTCGGCATAGCAGCCGTCGCAGGCGGGGCTGACCTTCGTGCAACCGATCCACGGATTGAACGTGTCGTTGGCCCAGGTGATGTTCGTGTTCTCCGCCATCAGGCGTATCCCTTTTCTCTGAGCCACTCGACCATAGCCGGGTCTTGCGGCGAAATGCTGCGGCCAGAGCCGGCTGGCGTCCGGCGCTTCATGCCGTGGCGTAGGAAGCCGATGGTCTTGTCTCGCGCGGCTGGCGCCCAGCAGAGACCGCAGCTCGCGCAGGCTTCCGGCGCCAGCTTCTGGGCGGGGCACATGATCACGGCCGGGTCGTCGCTGTCGGCGTCCAGGACGATCGAGCTTTGCGGCGCAGTATCTGGCCGGCTGAACCGGATCGCGAACTGGTCCCATGCTTGGCCGGTCAGCCAGCGAATGCCCTTGGCGATGCGCCGGGACTCGGCGTCGTCGGCATCTTCGCGCCTGGCCGTGAAGCCGAACACATGCAGCGCCGGCAGCTGGTCCAGCATGTCGGCCCAGAACTGCAGATATGCGACGCTGTAGAAGTCGCCCAGGGTGTGCAGGCGGACCATGAAGCCACGCGGGTTCTCAGCGGCCAGGGCCGTCAATTCCGCCTTCAGGAGCGCGAGGAACGGCGCGTCATGCCGATGCCGGCGGGCCATGTGCATCGCGTTTCCGTAACACCCTGACCACTGCGCGCAGGATCGCGGACACGTCGCGCGTTCCTCGAGCGTCAGGTGGAAGATCGGCCAGCCGCGGCGCTCGCCCTTCGTGACGGCCTTCCCGAGCTTGGGGTTGTTGTGGCCGGAGACCAAGAGGCGCGGGCTGGCGAAACTGCCCACCACGGTCGACGGGAAGATCGTTCGACCCTCCCGAAGCGCCGGATTGTCGGGAGACAGCTGCTGCAGCGCGGATGGGTCCACGGCCTTGTTCTTGAACCGGGCGAGGCTCACGGAGCCAGAACCCGGAAATCGCCTTCGATCAGCGGAGCGACAAGCCGAAAGCAGATCGTCCCGTCTGGCCGGTTCTCGGCGGTGACGTCGGCCTTGGCCACGTCGATCACGTCTTGTCCGGTCACGCGGATCTCGCCACCGGCCTTGGCGATGGCGACACGCAGGAGGGCGTCGGTATTCACGACAGCACCTCGGGCAGGATCACGAAGGCCGCGAGCAGCAGGGCGGTCAGGATGCCGGTAGGGATGGCGCAGCGCACCAGCGTGGCAATCCGCCGCCTCTGGGCGATCTTGGCCGCCCTGGCGCGCTCCCAGGCGCTGTTGAGCCGGTTTTGGTGGTGGTCGGGCATCTTGGCTCCCCACTGGTCATGGCCTTCGACGGCCATAGGATAAGCCGGTTCACCGGGTCCGCGCCGAGGCGTGTTCAGCGCCGCCCAGAATTCGGGATCCGGGCGCGGCTTGGTCATGTCGATCATGGTGGTCCTCCGGGCGTCATTGCCCTGGTGTGGTCAGACTATGCGGTCGCCATCACCGGGCGTCAAGTCCTGTTCGGATCGCCGGCTGAAGTTGTCGCAGGGCTCGCTCCACGGGAATTCCCATGTGCAGCGCCGGCGGCAGTAGGCGAGCTGAGAGCGCATAGGCGCGTCGATGTCCCAACTGGCGCACAAGCCGCAGGCTTCCTTGCCCGCTGCATCCCACCGCGCCAAAATAGCGAGCTCGTCCTCTGTCAGGGGATGCGGCGCAGGCGTCGGCGCGGTGAGGAAGGGCTCAGGCTTCTTGGGCTTGGCCACTCGCCGCCCTCCCCTGAATAGCCGTGATCCCGTCGATGCAGGCCATCGCCAGGCGGTGCTGGTGCTCGGCCTTCTCCAGGAGCTTGGCGACCCGGGCGTCACGGAAAGCCCGCACGACGACCACCTTCGGCGGAGGGGCTGCGCCGCCCGGCTCCGGGTAGCTGACGGCCTCGCTGATGAAGTTGAGGCGCACGGCCTCTTTCAGCATGGCGCGGCCGTCGGCCAGGTAGCCCAGCGCCATCTGCAGGAGCAGTTCTTCGGAGGTCATGACGCACCTCCCGTCTTGGGGCCGACCATGTAATCGGGCGGCCTGGGAATGACAGCGTCCAGCGGCCGCCAGATGTGCAGCCAGTGCGGATGGAAACTGATGTGATCCGACGGCGGGACATGCAGTTGCATCGCCACCTCGTCGTCGCGGAAGAACAGGCGCTTGACCTGCTCCATCTCTGGCCAGTTGGGACAGCGGTTCGCCCGGCTGACGCTGACATGGTCCCAGCCGTCGCCGACGCCAGCGATGATGCGAAGGTCGCCACCGTCGATCTGCGACTTGACCCGGAAGGCCCCGCCGAAGTCGTCGCCGGGGCATCCGAGCTGCGCCTCCCAAGCGCTGTCGCGGAAGACATTCAAAAGGGTTAGAAGCCGCATCAGAGCAACCCTCCCGACCGCCCGAAGGCGCGCAGTTCTTCGTCGATCTCCGCCATGCGCATCATGTCCTGTTCGGTAGGCTCTTCGGGCCCTTCCTCGAGCAGCGGCCCCATGAACGCGTTCAGCAGCGCCAGAGCGCCAGAGAAGAAGGCGCGCTTGGTCTCCAGCACCTGGGTGAAGTCGGCGTCTGGCGGCACCACTTCTTCGCGGTAGGACAGCCAAAGTTTGTCGATATGGCCCGTCATCACGCCCTCCCTTCTCGGATGTCGTTCATGCGGGCCTTGATGGAGTTGGTGAAGCCGTTCCGCTGCGCCTCGTTCAGGCCCTGATAGAGCGGAGTCGGGACCAGGGAATTGAAGTTGCCCTGGATGGCGTCGGCGTCTTCGGTGATCTCGACCCAGCAGCGGAACGCGGTCAGATCGTCCAGAACGTCGATCCAAGGCTTGCCCTTGGCCTTGAGCTCTTCGCCTCGCAGGGCCAGCGACATGCGCGCCTGGCGCACTCGGTGGCCGTCCACGCCCTTCATGGCTTCTGCCCAGGCGTCGGTCTTGCTGAGCGCGTTCAGGGCGGCCTTGCCTTCCGCCCAGGTCTCCACCTTGGAAAGCCCCATGGTGTAGGCGTCAAAGGCGTCGAACGGCGGGTCGCCTGGGTCGGCGGGCCCATCGGAGTTCTCAACTTCGGCAGGCTTCGTCAATTCCGCTGCCGTTTGGCCGCCCGGCCCCTCAGGCTTGTGGTCCTCATAGACCCTGTGCGCGGCGCGCCTGGTGGCCGACGAGAAGGGCTTGCCGTTCTTGTATGTCTCGCGCCGGCCCGCGCTGCCCCAGGCGTCGCCGGTGAGGTGATAGACCTCGTCCTCATCCGGGTAGCCCTCGGCGATGACCTCCGGCTCTTCCTCGGGGTCCAGCGCTTCGTCAGATTGGGACGCAGGCGCGGCAGACGAAGGTTCCGAGGGGAGCGACTCGGAGGGCGTAGAAACCGGATCCGCAGGGACATCTTGCGCCGGCTGCTCCTGTTCGGTTTCGGCCTCCTGTTCGGACTCCCCCGCGATCACAACGCCTTCGCCGCCATCGGCCAAGTCGGCGCCGTCGTCTTTCACTACGCCGTCGGCGTCGTGCTTCATCTCCTGATCAACAGTCTCGACCACTTCATCGACGGCTACCTGGGCGGCCAGCGCGGTCTCGGCCGGCTTGGTGAAGCCCGTCGAGATCCTGGGCTGCTCGACGGGCTGCAGGGTTTCGGTGGGCCTGCGGTCGTCGCGCGCCGCGTCGATCTCGTCGTCCGTCATGATGCCCAGCAGAAGGCCGGGGCTATGGGCGCGGGCCCACTCGCGGGCTCCCATGTAACGCAGCTGGCGCGGCCAGGCCGTTGGTGCGCTCCAGGGACTCAGAGAGCCCTTGTGCCACATGCCGACGCTGCCGACGATCTCGCGGTCGAAGTCCTCGTCTGGGAAGCGGCCAGTGACCAGCACGCCCAGGCCCTGATCGTCGGCGCCCGGCATCGTGTCGAGGTCGATTGAGCGCGTGGCCGAGACGTAGGCGCCGAACTGGTATCGCAGCTTGATGCCAAGGCGGGTCTCGATCAGACCATGGACGAGCTTGCCCTCGAACATCAGCTTGCCATGGACCAGAGAGCAGCACTGCGCCACCGCGTTGGGGTCCGCCTTCCAAAGGTCGGCCTGGTTGGCGATCAGGAAGGCGCGGGCCTGGACGGTTTCGAAGTCGAGCGGAATGAACACCGCGTTTTTGCCCTCGCCTTCCTTGTAGTGCGTCAGGGACATCGGCATCAGGCCGGCGCGGGCCATGACGGTGGCGACGCGGCCCAGGTGCTCAAATCGCGCGGTGTCCATGATCGGCGAGACGGATTCGACGACGCGGATTTCGCGGGCGGGGCGCTCGGGACGTGAGACGACGGCGGTGGATTCGGTGGTATCGGTCATGATCATCCTGCAGGGTGAGAACTAGGAAAGCTGGGGGGCCGGGTCGCGCCAGTTCATGGCGGCTTCCGAGCCGGGAACATGGATAGGCCGTTCGATCCACGAAGGGGACTCGATCCGCTGCTTGGCGGCTCCCCCGTCATAGAAGTGGCTGGTCTCGACCTTGGTCCAGGGCTTGGTCAGCCCCTTGGCCGCGACGGTCTCTCGATAGAAGCGCAGGGCGGTCAGGGCCTTGTCCCAGCCGTCCTTGTGCTCAGTGCTCCCGAAGCGCATCCAGACGGGGAAGACGACGGGCGCGTGGCCCTCGGCGTCGGGCTTCTGATAGAACATCCAGAGCCAGCGCCAGTTGGGCTGGCCATCCTTATCAATCGGCGCGCCTTCGGGGTAGCACATAATCTCCGTTCTTTGGCGTTTTGTCCCACCATGGAGCGCACCACCCTGTTTTAGGTACGAATAGAGAACCCTTCGCGCCTCAAATGACATTGCGGCCTGAACATCCAAGGCGCTCTGGCCGATGCGCTTACCCACGCCGACGCCCAGATCGCGGTCGCGCACATTGCCGATGGTCTTGAGGTCGACGTTGATATTGGGCAGCAGGCGGTCGACCCTGAAGCGCAGGCGCGTGCCGTCGGACAGCGTCCAGAAGACCGACACTTCGGCCAGGGGCACGCAGTCTTCGGTCGACAGCACCACGCCGATCTGGTCGTCGTTCAACACCGCCTCGCGCATGACGTCCAACACCCACTTGTCCTCGGCGGAGATCTTGTCCTTGTCGCGCACCGTGCGCTCGAAGCGCTCGAGGATCAGCGGCCAGATGTGGCGCTCCGGCAGGTAGACGCCGCCCAGGTCGAAGAGGTCCTTGTTGCGCAGGGTCGGCCGAAGGCCCGGCGCGCCGATGGCGTCCAGCGCCGAATAGACCTCGTCCCGGGTGGTGAGCAGCTCAGGGAAGGCCAGTGGGTCGGGCTCGACCGCCCAGCGCTCGTTGAAGGCCGGCAGGCCCTCGAGCAGCATGGTATGGGCCGCTGACCCGAACAGCTTCGCCTTGCTGCTGTCGTCGCGCTTGCGGCGCGGGTTGTGGCGACTCTTCCACCACCAGCCCTCACGATAGAGCCAGAGGTCGGCCAGATCGGTGGACCCAAGCGCGTCCTGCCCGAAGTAGAGCTCCTCGGGGAGGTTCAGATAGACCCCGTCGGCCAGCACCGGCATGAACTCGTCGTCCCCGGGCTGGTCCAGGCGCAGGCCCAGCTGGTCGCGGAGATAGTCCATCGACCGCTTTTGCAGGCGGATCATCCGAAGAACAGCCGATAGAGCTTCCAGCCACCGAAGAGGCCCAGGGCCCAGAGGATGGCGGCTATCGGCGCTAGGCGCCTGATGATGGTCCAGGTCAGACCGCCATCCGCCGGCGCGACCCCGCTGCCCAAGCAGACGGGACACCATCCGGTACGGGCGTCGCCCAGGTCAAGACCCAGGTTCCCGGCCTGCATCTCGTCGATGAGGCCTTCCCCACCGCAGGCGGGGCACAATTGCTCTGTCATGGTGCAAATCCCTGTTGAGCGCTTCGGACCTGCGAGCCGTCGGCGCCCGATCACAATCCGCGTTTCGGAGGGGGGAGTCAATATTGTTGCGCGCCGCGCCGTCACGGGCGATAGTCGAGACGCGATGCAGGACAAACTCCCCAACACGTTCCAAGGCCTGATCGGCCTGTGGCCTTCCACGCGGGCTTTCGGGCGCGAGCTGGTCGGGGATCCCGAGAGGGGCCGCATCTTCCATCGCCGAAACCGCGTTCCGAAGCGCTATTGGTCCACCATGGAGCAAATCGCCTCGAAACGCGGTCTCGTTGGTGTTGATTTCGAATATCTCGCTCGGCTCTACAAGGCCGGCAAGAACCACGGCCGATAGGCGCGCGGCCCTCTTCGCGCCCAATCCCCAGGAGATCGCCACCATGGCGAAACGTATCGGATCAGACGACGCGCCGAAGGTGGGCGCCAAGGGTGCAGGCGCTCCGGCGCCGGCCACCAACCAAGTCGTCACGCAGGAAAGCTACCTGGCCGCCGTGAAGGCCATCACGCAGGCCCGCAGCAAGTGCGCGGCAGCGAACGACGAGCTGAAGACCATCCGCAAGACCTGGAAGGCGTCGGGCATCGAACTTGGCGTTCTCGACTCGATGGTGAAGATGGCCGAATGGAGCCGCGGCGAGATCCGCGACCACTTCGACACCGCAGCGCGCTATGCCGCTTGGCTGGGCCTGCCGGTCGCGCCCGGCGCCATCAAGCAGTCGGCGATCAGCACTGAAGACGACGACGCCATCCAGCGCCGGGAATGGTTCGCCCTGGGCCGCACCTATTCGCGCACCGGCAAGCCCGGCCGGCCGCCCGAAGAATGCCCCGACGAATTCCACCAGGCCTTCATGTCGGGCTTCAACGAGGAAGATGAGGCGGCTTGGGCAGACGCCGAGGGCGCGCAGCAGCAAGAAGCTCCGGTGGTGGTGCAGAACCCTGTCGAGCCCACGCTCGCCGAAGCTGCCGTGGAAGCCATGGTCGGCAACGCCGAAGCCTCCGCCAGCGCCGCCGACGTAGCGCCGTCCGCTGAACCTGTCGCCGAGTACGCCCAGCCGTCTTGGAAGGGCTACAGCGACGACCCGGAAGACTGGTTTGCCGCTCAATGGCGCGACTTCGACGCCTGGTATGAGGCGATCCCCGAAGGCGCCAACGTCCGCATGACGCACAAGGGCGTCCTGGCGGCGTTCCGCGCCAAGGCGAAGGCCGAAGCCGAAGCCATCGCGGCTGAGGACGGTGATGACGCCGCCCTGGGCGAGCCTGAGCAGGCCCAGCACGAGCCCGACGCCTACGGCCTGGGCTTCGCCGCCTGCAAGGCCAACGAGCCCCGCACGGCGATTCCTGATGACCTGGACGAGGCCGGCGTGGCCAAGTGGCTGGTCGGCTGGGACGCCCGCGCTGCTCAGGAGGTCGACAAGACCCCCGCGCCGCCTCCGCCCGCCAAGGCCAAGGCTCGCCCGTCGAAGGCCGTTCACTGATGAACCTCACGGCCTTCAGTCGTCGGTTCTGGGCCAAGGTCGATATTCGCGGCCCCGACGACTGTTGGCCGTGGAAGGGCGCTAAGACGCGCGGCGGCTACGGCAATTTTGGCCTTGGTCGTCACGCTGGAAAGAAGCGACATGGGCGCGCTCACCGCGTCGCCTTTGCGCTGACGAATGGCGGCTTAACCGAAGGCCTCTTCGTCTGCCATTCGTGCGACAATCCACCTTGCTGCAACCCGCTCACCTGTCGGAAAAGACCCCCCTTGGGAATATTCTCGACATGGATGCCAAGGGGCGCCGGGTGCGCGGGACCGCCCGGGGAATGAAAAGCCCGAATGCTAAGGTCACAGATGTACAGGTTCGTGAAATCGCAAGACTGAAGCAGGAGGGCTTAACCGCAAAAATAATTGCCAAGAAATTTGGGATAGGAAAATCCCAAGTCTACCGTATCCACCGTCGACAAAGCAGGGTCGAAGCACATGTTATTCTCACTTGATTTAGCCACCTCTACAGGGTGGTGCGCGGGATCCGGCGGGGAGACACCCGATCTCGGCTCCATCCGCATGCCCGACACGAAAGAAGAGGTCGGGCCCTTCCTCGACTTCTTCTACAAATGGTTCGCGACCAAGCTGGACGAATACCAGCCCAAGGTCGTCACCTTCGAGGCGCCGTTCCTTCCCAAGGCCAGGATCGACGAGCACGGGCACCTGAAGCAGGCGCCGACGTCCATGGCCGTCACGCGCAAGCTGCAGGGCCTGGCCGGCGTCTGTGAGATGGTCTGTTTCCAGAAGGGAATCGACGTCTATGAAGTGAACCTGGGCAGCGTGAAGTCGGCCATGGGCGGCCAGCGCGGCGCCGGCAAGCCTGACATCATGGCCGCGGCGAAACGCTGCGGCATGGATCCGAAGAACTTCGACGAGGCGGACGCCTTCGGGGTCTGGATCGTCACGGTGCGCCACTACGCCAAGCAGTACCAGCACATCTGGGATCAACGGCTCTATGGCGGCCGCCCGGGGAACCTGGCGCTATGAAGGCGGTTCACATCCACCACGGCGACAGCAGGGAGGTCCTTCGGGGCCTCCCTGACAACTCAATCGACAGCGTCGTGACCGATCCACCCTACGCGCTCGTCTCCATTGTGAAGCGGTTCGGCGGGGCCAACGCTGCCGAAGCCAAGAGCGAAGGCGCGAGCGGCGTCTACAAGCGCGCCTCCGCAGGGTTCATGGGCAAGACCTGGGACACCGGCGAAACCGCCTTTGCTCCGGAGTTCTGGGCTGAGGTCATGCGGGTCTTGAAGCCGGGCGGGCATGTCGTCGCGGCCAGCGGAACGCGGACCTATCACCGCCTTGCCTGCGCCATTGAGGACGCGGGCTTTGAAGTCCGCGACATGATCTCCTGGCTGTATGGCAGTGGCTTTCCCAAGTCGCACGACGTCAGCAAAGGGATCGACAAGGCCCGGAACGACAAGCCCGAAATCCTCGCGATCACGTCCGCCATGCGTGACGCGGCAGAAGCGGCCGGGATCTCTCGATCGATGGTCGATGCCTTCATGGGCACGGCCGACATGGGCGGCTGGTGGCTTTCGCGCTTGCTGCACCGCTGCGCTTGCCCGACTTGGGACCAGTGGCTGAAGCTGAAAAGCTACCTGACCATGGGCGACGCTCTCGACGCCGAGGTTTGGCGTCTGAACGGCCGCAAGGGCACGCCCGGCGAGGCATGGCTCGATCGAGAAGTCACTGGCGCGGTCGAGGAATGGGCCGACAGGGCGAATTACGCGCTGACGTCAGCCGACGGGCTGCGCCGCGACAAGCCTGCGAGCGAAGCCGCCATCGCCTGGGCTGGATGGGGCACCGCCCTTAAGCCCGCCTGCGAGCCCTGGGTCCTCGCCCGCAAACCGCTGAACGGCACGGTCGCAAGCAATGTGCTGGCGCATGGCACGGGCGCGCTCAACATCGCTGCATGTAGGATTTCTACTGACGAAAGTGTCAATGCTCAGGGCCGCTGGCCCGCCAACGTCATCCATGATGGCAGCGATGAGGTGGTCGAGGCGTTTCCGGCTGAAGCTGGCGCAGCGGCGCCAGTGCGCGGAACTGAAGCCAGCCGCGCCAGCAATGGCAACGTCACCGGAGAGCGCAACCGTGTTCCCGGCACCTTCCATGCCGACAAGGGCTCGGCCGCACGGTTCTTCTACAGCGCCAAGGCCGACGCAGACGACCGCATGGGGTCAAAGCATCCGACCGTGAAGCCCATCGACCTGATGCGCTATCTGGTGCGGCTGATAACCCCGCCCGGCGGCGTCGTCCTAGACCCGTTCGCCGGAAGTGGCTCGACCGGCGTCGCCGCGATGCTGGAGGGGTTCGAGTCCATCCTGATTGAGCGGGAGGCCGAGTATGTGGCCGACATCAACCGCAAGGTCGCCTTCTACCGGGGCGAGGGCCGTCTGGCGTCGCAGGAGAAGCTGAAGGCCAAGCAGGACGACCACAGCGACCTTCCCCTGTTCGGGAAGTAATTCGCGATTCGTTCCCGTTGCGCTCGCGCGGGATCGGCACATGCTAGAGCGGTCGCTTCGCCACGCAGGGGGAGGCGACCGCAGACAGGGATTTATATGACCACTCACCCGAACGAACCGGGGCACGTCGTTGACGCGCTGCCCTACAATCTTGAGGCGGAGCAGGCGCTGCTCGGCGTGCTGCTCTATGAGAATTCGACCTTCCTGGAAGTCGACGGCAATGTCAGCGCCAAGGACTTTCACGAACCCTTCCACGGCCGGCTCTACAAGACGCTCGGCGACCTGATCAAGGTCGGACGGCCGGCGGACCCCATCATCTTGGGGCCGTACTTCGCCATCGACCCGGCCTATGACGATCTTGGCGGCCTGCGCTACTTGGCCGACCTGGTCGACCGCGCCCCGCCAGCCCGCAGCGTGGCCGAATACGCCCGTCAAGTGCGGTCGATGGCCCTGCGGCGCGATGTCATCCGCATCTGCCGGGACACGGCCGCCAAGGCGATGGCTGAGCACGCTACCGAAGGCGCCGACCTGATGGCGCACCTCGAAAAGGAAGTGCTCGGCGTCCGCGCGTCCAAGGCCGACCTGAGCCTGCGCGACTTTGACGACGTCGCCGACGAGGTGATCAGCGGCATGGATGGCGGAGACGACCGCCGTCTGGTCAAGATCGGCCACGATAAGATCGACAACGCCGTGGGGGGATTCGAGTTTGGCGATCTTGTCGTCCTCGGCGGCCGCCCAGGGATGGGCAAGAGCGCGCTGGCCAGCTGCTGGGCCCTGAACGTCGCCTTGGCTCACCAGCGCGGCCTCTCGCCGGTTCCGCTGGGCGTCGTGATCCTGAACGGGGAAATGACCACGGTTCAGATGGTCCGCCGCCACCTCACCGACTACGCCTTCACCCGCTTCGGGGAGAAGGGGCCCTATTATCGCGACATCCGCCGCGGGACCCTGACCGACGACCAGAAGGCCGTCCTGCACCAGTGCCGCAACGAGCTGCGCGGGCTGCCCATCAGGATGCTCAAGCGCACGGGCCTCACGCCTGGCCGCATGCGCTCGCTCCTGCGCCGCCAGAAGATGCTCTGGGCCGCTCAGGGCATCAAGCTGGCCATGGTGGTGGTCGACCACGTCGGCCTGATGGGTCCAGACGAGGACACCCGCAGCCGCGGCCGCACCGAAGACCAGACGATGATCTCCGGCGCCCTCAAGGGCATGGCCGGCGATGACGAGCTCGACGTGGTCATGGTCGCCCTGGCCCAGCTGTCGCGCAAGCTCGAGGAACGCGACGACAAACGCCCGACCATGTCTGACCTGCGCGACAGCGGATCCTGGGAGCAGGACGCTGACATCGTCTGCGGGGTCTATCGCGACGCCTATTACGCCCGCCGTGAGCGCGAGCCCAAGGGCGAGATCAAGACTGCCGAATGGATGGCGCGCTGCGCCTCGCGCGAGGTGGAAGCGATTTTCATGAAGGTTCGAGAGGGAGAGGTTGCCACCGCCCGGCTATGGGCGGACATTGGACGAAACGCCATCAGGGACTTCGATCCCACCGATCAGCTCGCATTTTAGCAGGAAGCGAACCACCATGACACGAGCGTCATTTATGGACGTCATCAACCGAGTTGAGGGATGGCATAACTTCGAGTCCGCCCTTCGGCACGCAACCTATTGGCCCGACATCAAGCCGGAGGCCCGCCTGATCGGTCTGGCGGCCATCGTCATTGCCTATGATATGCGCCGCGCTGGGGCTCCGGTGACGGAGGTGGAGAAGGCCACAGGCCTGACCGCCGAACAGATCCGCAAGGCCCTCTCCGGCAAGACTCGGGCCTTCACGGTCATGCGCTGGCAGGACGACGATTTCGACGTCGTCATGCCGACCCAGGAATTCAGCTATGGGGCCGACCGATGAGCTCACAAGCCCTGATCGCCGTCGCCAACATGGCCGACTTCCCGCTTGAGAACACCACCCGCCTAGTGCTCTACGCCCTCGCCCACCGCCACAACTGGTTCACCGGCGACTGCTATCCGTCGTTCACGCGCCTGGCCCGTGACGCGGGCGTCTCGAAGAACAGCGTGGCGCGGGCTATCGATTCCCTCACCGCGAACGGTTACCTCAAGGTCGTGCCGAACGATGGCCAGTCCAGCGGCGGCCGGAAGAGCGACCGCTACGTGTTCCTCTTCCCCGTTCCCGACCTGACGCCGGGACCGAAAAAGTCCACCATGGAAACTGCCCGCGATGGCTTTGTACCCATTTCGACCGACTTTGTACCCACCACGGGAAACTTTGGCGCCACCATGGGTACAGAACAGGACTCTAACAGATCTAAGAACATAGACTCGGTCGGCGAAAACGCCTCCGACACCGTGGTGGACATTTCGGCTGCGGTGGACCTGCTGTGGAAGTCGGCGTCAGACGCAGGCCGGCAGAGGTCATCCAAGGGCGACATCGAGACCGCGCTGAAGGCCGCCGTGAAGCGCGGACCAGGAACGCCGCCCGAGCGGATGGAGCGGATCATGCGAGGGATGGGCGCCTGGTTCCGCAGCGCGGAAGCGACGAAGGACGACGGATCGTTTCAGGCCGGCATCCATCGCAAGATCGTCAAAGACCGCTGGGCCGGCTACCTCGACGACGAAGAGGCGCGGGTCTCTGCCGGCGGCAACGTGTCGCCAGCCGCCCAGCAGGCCGCCCAGACCATGGGGACCATCGACGCGCCCTCTGAGGCCCGGCAGAAGCTCTGGATGGAACTGTTCAGCCAAGGGATGCCCTGGGACAGCGAGCGAGGTCCCCAGCCCGGCCGCCTGGGCTGTCGCGTCGCGCCTGAGATCCAGCGCGCCTTCGGGACAGAGCCCTACGCCCCGCCAGTCGACGAGGACGCCGCCGCTTTCAACTGATCTGCGAAGATAGGACTTGACGCCCGGCCGGTGATCAGGCCATGGTCGGGCGTCACCAGGGCAACAGGCGCCCGGAGGAAAACACGATGTTGAAGAAGTTGTTCAGGCAGACGAAATCGTCGCGGTGGACGATCAGCGGCAACGGCTCTCGAGACGAGAAGCGCATTCTCGGCGTCTGGTTTTATCGCCGCCAAAGGGTCCAGAAGTGGGCGCCGCTGATGCACGAAGTCGAGGAAGAGCGTGGCGTTCGAATCGGGCACGTTCGCATCTCGATCTCGTTCACGAACAAATTGTTCTTTGACGGCAAAGAGCCGCGCAAAGTCGCGGGTGATTACTGATGCAGCCCTATCGCTGGTATGACCCCGCCGAAGTGGTCGAAGACGCCGAAGCCTACGTCCGCGATATCGAGGACCGCCACCACGGCGAGAAATCGCGGATGTACTCGGCCATGGCAGACGAGAACCACCGGCTGCGGCTGATGGCCGAACAGGCGCTGCGGCCGGCGATGGAATTGGCCGCCCGCACCCCGGCGCCGGCTATGGTCTTCGTCAACACGCCGTCGCCTGACGCCATCAAGACCGTGCGCCTGGGCGCTGAGAACGCCCTGTTCAACCTGAGCCAAACCGGGAAGCCGTTGCCCAACGACGAAGCCCTGCAGATCTTCCAGCGGTTCGTCGAGCTGCTCACGCCTGCGAAGGTGGTGTGATGGACATCCCAGGCTGGTTTGTTGTCGACGAAGCGACGCCCATTGAGGAAATCCTTGAAGTGGTCCAGCAGGTGTTCGTCGACATTCCCTCCCAACCGATGCTCATGTCGCTGCGCGATGGCCCATGGCCGCAAGGCGTTTGGCATTGGGAGCCAGAGGGCTATCCGTCGTCCACTGAGCCCACGCATTACCGAAAGATGACCGGCGCGACGGCTGCAAACGCGGCCGTGGCGACGCGGTCGATTGTTGAACCGGAGACCGCATGACAGCCCGCCCCCACGCGCCCAAGAAGGCCTGGATGACCGAAGACCAGTTCAGCCGGTCGATTGAGGCCCTGGGCCTGTCGAGCCGCGCCGCTGCGAAGGAACTGGACATCGACGAGCGCACGGTGCGCCGCTACGTGTCCGGCGAGCTGCCGGTTACGAAGGTGGTGCAGCTCGCGCTGATCGGTTTGCGGGCTCAGGGCGTGGTGACGCGATGAGTGATCGTTGCAGAGTCTGCGGCGGAAGCCTCCATGAACATGCGAAGGATAGGACCCGCGCCAGGTTTGCCGAGCGAGCGCTGGTTTTCACCGTCCTCGCGTGCATCGTCCTGGTGCTGATAGCGGTGCTCACGTGAAAATCCCCGACATCCTGAAAGGCTCAACCTACGCCGGGGAGCCGTTCGAGACGATGTCTCACGAGCGTGTTCTCGAGGTGCTCGCCCATGTGCTCGAGCAGCAGCGCCGCGAGCGCGAAGAGACTCAGCGCCAATATGGCGTACTGGCCAGCATGCGCAGCGCGCGGGTAGGCGCATGAAGTTCGGATTGATCTCCCCCCGCGGCAAGCCGCTGGCCGAAGGCGAGACGCGCGACGCCTTCGCAGGCGGGCCCCAGGTGCTGACTTGGCGCGGCCTGACCTATCTGCGCGAGCCTGAGCCTGCGCCAGATGGCCGCATCCTGTTCCGCGAGGTGCTGGGCCAGGCGCTGGAATACTACGAAGCCACGCCGACCGAGTCCGCCGCGCAGCTGTGGACTACGCCGACGGCCATATCCCGTCGGATCGGCGTCGAGCCCCGCCCTGGCGGCGACACATGGCCGCTCCCCAAATGAGCGAGGGCCACAAGACGCGCGAGGAAGCGATAGAGCAGGCCCTGCGCGATGCCTTGGCGCTGGGCGAGGCCTGCTCTATCATCGCCTGCGTGGGGCCCCCGGCGTGCCTCCGCATAGAACCATCAAACGCTGAGAGTGAGGCCTGTACTATGTGCGAACGCACGACGATCCACGCCCGAGGTGCGGCGTGATGGAAGATCCGCGCATCGTCGTGGTCTCGACGCCGAAGCCCGCAGAGCCCACCCGCAAGGACATCAAGGTCGGAACGCGGTTTCGCGATGCCTCTGGCCGCCGGATGATCGTCGAGAAGGTGAACGACGACGAGACGGTCCAGGCGCGCTGCTTGGACAACCGCAAGCAGCGGCGAGCGCGGGCGGCCAAGAAGCGGAAGGGCTGAGCATGACGACAATCGCTTATCGCGATGGCGTCTTGGCGGCAGACACGCTGACGACCAACAACGGCGGCGCAGTCGGCTATGGCGGCTGGAAGATCGGCGGCAAGAACGGCGTCTTGTGGTCAACCGCAGGCGACTCGGCCTGGGGGAAGATCTTTCGCGACTGGATGTCCACCGGACAGCGCGGCGACATCGATAAGCCGGACGAAGTGACCGCCGGTCTCGTTTACACGCCCTGCGGCCTGATCTTGGTCTATCACTCGAGCGGCATCGAGGTCCGCCGCGGATTGCCTTTCTGGGCGGACGGCAGCGGCCAGGATTACGCCCTTGGCGCCATGCAGGTAGGAGCATCGCCCGAGCAGGCTGTTCGCGCCGCGATGGTCTGGGATCTCCACACCGGCGGTGATGTCGTCACGGTGCGCCGCTGATGGCCCAAGATCCAGACAAGAAACTGGTCCACAAAGAGTTGATGTTCGTCGAGGAATACATCGTCGACGGCAACGCCACGCGCGCCGCCATTGCCGCCGGCTACTCGGAAAAGTCGGCCGCGAATCTCGGCGCGCGGCTGATTAAAAAGGTCCATATCCAGAAGGCCATCATGGCCAGGCGCGAAAAGCGCGTAGCAGCGATTGAAGTGACAGAGCAGTGGGTCATCGACCGGCTGGCCTTTGTCGCCGCTGAGTGCAGCACGATTGGCCCTCGCTGGAACCCCGCCGGCGCCGCGCGGTGCGCGGAGCTGATCGGCCGGCACAAGCAGATGTTCACCGACAAGATCATCCATGGCGGCCACGTCCAGGTAGACGGTGAATTCCGCCTGACCATGCAGCCGGGCGACGACAAGCTCTGATGTTCGCCCTCACCGCCAAGCAGCTGGGCGCGCAGGCGATCCTCGCGGGTCTGGCGCTGCACATCATGCTGTTCGGCGGCTCGCGGTCGGGTAAGACGTTCCTGCTTGTGCGCGCCGTGGTGCTGCGGGCTCTGAAGGCCCCGAACAGTCGGCACGCCATCTTCCGCTTCCGCCAGAACAGCATCATCAGCTCCATCGTGGGGGACACGTTCCCGAAGGTGATGCGGCTCTGCTTCGCCGGGGTCGAGTGGAAGCTGTCGAAGACGTTCTGGTATGTCGTGCTGCCCAATGGCGCCGAGATATGGTTCTCAGGACTCGACGACGAAAAGCGGGTCGAGAAGATCCTGGGGATGGAGTTCGTCACCCTGTACTTCAACGAGTGCAGCCAAATCCCCTACGAGTCGCGCAACATTGCGCTGACCCGCCTGGCGCAGAAGGTCGACCAGATCGTCAACGGCCAGAACCTGGGCCCGCTGCAGCCCCGCGCCTACTATGACGAGAACCCACCATCGAAGGCGCACTGGACCTATAAGCTGTTCGTCCAGAAGCTGGACCCCGAGACCAAGATGCCGGTCGCGGATCCGCGCGCCTACGCCGCCTATCAGATCAACCCGACCGACAACGCCGAGAACATCGACGCCGGCTACCTGGTCACGCTGAACGCCATGTCGGCCAGGATGCGCAAGCGCTTCCGCGATGGTGAGTTCGGGGCCGCGACGCCGGGCGCGCTGTTCACGGACGAGATCATCGAGAAGTGGCGCGTCGGCGTCACGGAGCCCGGCGCCGAGCCGTGGGAGCCGCCGCAGTTCGTCCGCGTCGTGGTGGCGGTCGACCCATCTGGCTCCGGCGACGTCGACAACGCCGACAATGACGAAATCGGGATCACGGTCGTGGGCCTGGGCGTCGATGGCGTGGCCTATCTGCTCGAGGACTGCACCATCAAGGCAGGGCCCGGGACCTGGGGCCGCGTCGTGACGACCGCCTATGACCGCCACGAAGCGGACTGCGTCGTCGGCGAAATCAACTACGGCGGCGCCATGGTGGGTCACACCATCCAGACGGCCCGGCCGCGCACGCCCTTCAAGATGGTCACGGCCACCCGCGGCAAGCACGTCCGCGCCGAGCCCTTCTCGTCCCTCTATGAGCAGGGCAAGGTTCGCCACGTGGGCAACTTCCCGGAGCTTGAGACGGAGCTGACCGGCTTCAACACGAACGGCTATGTGGGAACCGGCTCGCCGAACCGCGCCGACGCCCTGATCTGGGCCCTCACTGAGCTGTTCCCGGGGATGGTCAAGCCCCGCACCCCACCGCGCCCGGTAATTCCACCGCCGCGCATGACGACCGCCTTCAACCGGAACCGGTGATGCGCTCGCTGGTGTTCGAAGGCATCGAGTTGACCGATGATCGCCTCGCGGCCCTGATTGGCCTCGCGCGTTGCCCCAACGGTTCGGCGGGGGTCGTCGACGTCTTGCCCGGCGCGCTGCTCGCCACACTGGTGCAGATGGGCCTCGCCGACCGCGCCCCGCCGTTGGATAGCCACGGCGGGGCGTCGGTGGTAGGCGTGAAGCTCCAGATAGAGGGCTGAGATCACGCCATGGCTGAAGACCTTCCCGCCACCACCACGAATTCGGCAGGCCAGAGCGACGATGACGTCCATGGCGTCGCAGTTCGCCAATTCGACTCCATCATCGTCGCGGTCCAGGAAGAGCGGCAGCTGGCCCTGCAGGATCGGCGCTTCTGCTCCATCGCCGGCGCGATGTGGGAGGACCAGTGGGGCGATCTGTTCGACAACTCGATCAAGGTCGAGGTGAACAAGACCGCCCAGGGCGTCGAGAAGATCCTCGAGCACTACCGGTCCAACCGCGTGACGGTGGAATTCCGAGCCGTCGGCGACGCGTCCAGCGCCCAGACCGCGTCGACCCTCAACGGCATGTTCCGCGCCGACGTCTACAACTCCAAGGGCCAGCAGGCCTTCGATAACGGGTTCGAAGAGGGCGTGATGGGCGGCATCGGGGCCTGGCGCCTGATCAATCGCCGCGAAGACCCCTACGATCCCGACAACCTGGCCCAGCGGATCTTCTTCGAGGCCATCGTGGACGCCGACCAGAGCGTGTTCTGGGACCCCAACAGCAAGCTCTATGACAAGAGCGACGCCCAATATTGCTTCGTTCTGACGGCGATGGCCCGGGCGGCCTATGTGGCCGAGTACGGCGAGGAAGGCGCGGACTGGTCGCCGGGGATCTGGAAGGCGCACTACGACTGGTACACTCCCGACGTCATCTATGTGGCCGAATACTACCGGGTCGAGCACGTCAGCGACCGCATCATCGTCCTGCGCCACAAGGTGACGGGTGAGCAGCGCCGGGAGTACGCCTCGCGCACGCCGGCCGAGCAGATCGCCGACCTTGAGATCCAGGGATGGCAGGTGCTGCGCCGCACTCAGGCCCGCCGTCGGATCGTGCGCAAGTGGACCATGAGCGGCCAGAAGATGCTGTCGAAGGGCAAGACCATCGCCGGGTCGCTGATCCCCGTGGTGCCCTTCTACGGCAAGCGCTGGTTCATCGACAACATGGAGCGCAGCCGCGGCCATGTGCGCCTCGCGAAGGACCCGAACCGGATTTACAACAGCCAGGTGGCCAAGCTGGTCGAGACCTCGGCACTGGCCCCGCTCGAGCGCCCCATCGTCACCACCACGCAGATCGCCGGCCATGAGCAGTCTTGGGCCGATGCGAACATCAATCGGGCCGCTTACGCGCTGATTAACCCCACCATGGACGCCAACGGCAACGAGCTGCCGTCTGGCCCGGTCGGGAAGATCGAACCGCCGACCCTCGCGCCCGTCACGGCCGCCCTGATCCAGCTGGTGGGCTCTGACCTGGCGGAGATCACCAACAGCCAGGACGGCGCGGACACGGCCACCGCCAACATCTCCGCCGACGCCATGGACATCGCCGCCACGCGCACAGACGCGAAGGCCGGCATCTACATGGACAACATGCGCCAGAGCATGCAGCGGTGCGGCGAGATTTACGCCTCGATGGCCCCTGACGTCTATGTCGAGGAAGGCCGCGAAGTCGAGACCATGGACGCTGACGGCGGGGAAGGAACCGCCATCCTAGCCGAGCCCTTCACCGATCCGAACGGGCGCTTCCAGATTCGCAACGACCTGGCCGCCGGCAAGTACCGAGTGATCTCCGATGTGACGGAAGCGACCGCCACCCGCCGCGACAAGACCGTGAAAACCCTGGTCAACGCCGCTGGCGTGATTGCTTCGGTCGATCCCGAGGCGGCGGCGGCCATGCTGAACACCGCCCTGCTGAACATGGACGGCGAGGGCATGACGGATCTGCAAGACTGGATCCGCTCGCGCCTGGTGACGCAGGGGATCGTCAAGCCCACGCCGGAGGAACAGGCGCAGATGGAGCAGGCGGCCCAGCAACAGCAGCCAGACCCGCAGGCGCAAGCCTTGGCGGCCGTGGCGGACAAGGAAGGCGCAGCGGCCGACAAATACCGCGCCGACACGATCCTATCGGAGGCCAAGACCGAACAGACCATCGCCGAGACGGAGAAAATACGGGTCGAGACGGAGGACAAGCGGCAGGAGCACCGCGTCGGCCTGGTCGAGCGCGTCACCGGCATGTTCAAGCCCAAGCCGAAGGCTGGACAGCCTGCAAAACCGGCGCCATAGTCTGGCCAAGCACGAGCACCCCCGCCCGCTCTTGCGAGTAGCCTCCTGATCGCGTTCGGACCCCATCAGCCCCGCCCGGCTGGTGGGGTTTCGCGTTTAGTGAGGCTATACGTGAATGGTGGTCTCAAACACTGGCCCCGGGCGGTATCGGAACTGCCGCTCCGGGGCTGGTGGCCAAAACCCCCGAAATTGACCAAACCCCCGCTGGCGCGTATCTCTGGCGCATCGGTAACCGGCCGCCGTGAAGGGCTGAGCGCATGGGGTTTGAAATTGGCTGAACAGGCAGACGCTCCCGAGAGCGAACTCGACGAGGACATCCTCGATCTGAATGACGATCTGGGCGACCAGGACGGCGCGGACGATCAGGACACCTTAGACCCGGATGATCCTGGCGATGACGACCAGGACGACGAAGACGGGGTCGAAATCACGCTCGGGGACGAAGAGGCGGCGCCGGCCTCAACCGAGAAGCAAGGTTCGGAGCTCGTTAAGCACCTCCGCGCCGAGATCCGCAAGCGAGACGCCCTCTTGGCCGGCAATGCAAAGCCGGAAGTGGTCGCGCCCATCGTGGTCGGCGAAAAGCCCACCATGGAGTCGTGCGACTACGATGAGGCCAAGTTCGAAACGGAGCTCGACGCTTGGAAAGAACGGGACAAGGCGGCCAAGGCGCAAGTCTCAGCCGCTGCCGAGAAGGCCAAGGCCGGTCAAGCCGCCTGGCTGCAGGAGCTGAAGGGACACGAGGACAAGAAAAAGGCCCTCAACATCCCCGGGTTCGACATCGTGGAAGAAGCCGCGATCCAGGGCCTGAGCCAACTGCAACAGGCTATCGTCGTGAAAGCGGCGGACGACAGCGCCAAGGTCATCTATGCCTTGGGCCGCTTCCCCAAGAAGCTGGCCGAACTCGGAGCCATCGAGGACCCCATCAAGTTCGCGAAGGCCATCATCAACCTGGAAAAGGATCTGAAAGTGACCCCGCGACGCCAAGCCGCCGAACCCGATGAACCCGTCCGCGGCTCCGCGCCGCTGTCGAAGTCCTCCGGGGATAAGCACCTCGCCAAGCTCGAGGAGCGCGCTGCCAAGAGTGGAGATCGCACTGAGGTGATCGCCTACAAAAAGCAGCTGCGTGAGAAGAGCTCCAAGTAGCAAGCCAGCTTAAGAGGTCCACACCGTGGCCAACGATTTCACCAAACAAGAAACCGTCATGTTCGACGAAGTCCTGGAAGGCTTCGACGATATGCTGGTGATCGCCAAGGCGGTCGAGAAGTATACGCCGACCACTCCCCAGGAGATGGAACGCTCGAGCGACCGCATCTGGCGCCCGAATCCCTACATCGCCGTTTCGTACAACGGCTTCGACCAGTCGGCCAACTTCGGCGACATCACGCAGCTGGCCGTCCCGGTCGGCCTGGGCTACCACAAGTCGGTTCCCGGCAAGATGTCGTCCAAGGACATGCGCGACCCTTCGCAGCTGACCCGCTACGGGAAGGCCGCCAAGCAGAAGCTCTCGTCGGACGTCAACACGGCCATCTTCCAGACCGTCTGCCTTCAAGGCTCGATCTTCAGCAAGCGCACCGCCGCCGCCACCGGCTTCGATGATGTCTCGCAGCTCGACGCCCTGATGACCGAAATCGGCGTGGACACCGCCGAGCGCCGCGCCTTCTACAGCGCCCGCGACTACAACAACATGGCCGGCAACCTGGCCAGCCGCGCCCTCTATCCGAACTCCAAGCCGGTCAACGCCTATGAGAAGGCGTATGTCGGCGAGGTCTCCGGCATTGAGACGTACAAGAACGACCAGACCTATCGTCTGGCCGCTGCCGTGCCCGGCGCCGGCGTCACCATCAACGGCGCCAACCAGTACTACACGCCCGTGGGTCACACGACCGACGCCAGCGGCAACACCACCAACGTCGACAACCGCTACCAGAACCTGAACGTGACGGTGGGCGCTGGCGGCGCGCTGAAGGCTGGGGACGCGTTCACGCTGCCCCTGGTCGACAGCGTTCACATGATCTCGAAGCAGGACACCGGCCAGCTCAAGACCTTCCGCATCGTGTCCATCGTCTCGGGCGGCGGCACGGCCGGCGCGAACGTTATCCAGATCACGCCGCCGATCATCTCCGCCCAGGGCGCCACCAAGGCCGAGCTGGAATATCAGAACGTCTCGGCCACCCCGGCCAACGGCGCCACCCTGACCTTCCTGAACACGACCACGGCCGCGGTGAACCCGTTCTTCATCAAGCCGGCGGTCGAGATCATCCCCGGCAGCTTCGCCGTCGATCCGCAGGACGGCTGGGCAGTGATGCGGGCCACCACCGACTTCGGCGTCGGGATCACGTACACCCGTCAGGGCAACATCAACGACCTGACCCTGAAATATCGCTGGGACATCGATTTCGGCACTGCGGTGCTGAACACCGAAATGGCCGGCGTGCAGATGTTCGGCCAGGCCTAACAGCCAGGTCAGACGCGACGGAAAGGGCGGGGCTTCGGCTCCGCCCTTTTTTCGTCTACAACGAGGCTCCCAGGCCGCTGGCCACCAGGAGAACCTCTCATGTCCTACCAAGAATTCCCGCGCATGATGTACCGCGCGCCCGCCGACCCGGCGAACACGCAGGAAGCCGGCGGCGTCGCCTGCGACATCATGACCGTCGAGAACGACGAAGAGCTTGAAGCCGCCGAGGACGACGGCTGGGTCAAGACCATCGGTGACCTGAAGGGCGACCCGAAGCTGCGCAAGCTGCTCGACCGATCGGCCAAGGACGTCATGGCCGACCTGCCGCTGATGACCCTCGACGAGCTGCAGATGCTCAAGAACGCCGAGTCCATCGGCAAGAACCGCACGGGCCTGCTGTCGGCCATCGACGACGCGGTGAAGGCCGCTGAACAGGCCGCCGAGACCAAGCTCTAACCATACCACCCAGCGCCGGCCGCTGTGGCCCGCGCCAGCACCAGGAAAGCCGCCGCGATGAACCTCCGGTCCCTAACTCGATCTTTGGCCGTCGTGGCGGCCTTCTCGCTCGCCCTTCAGCCCGCCTTTGCCCAGACCCTTCGAACGGGCGGGGCTGGGCAACCGCCTATCGGCGTGCGCATCACCGGCGTGATCGACGCCAACGGCAACGTCAACCCGGCCGTGGTCCCCGCATCGATCGCCCTAGCCGGCGACGGCACCGCCCTGGCTGCCTCCGGCTCGACGGGCTCCAACGTCAACATCGCCAGCGTCGGCGGGAACGCGGTCACCACGACGGTGCCGGTTTCTGATGGCGGCGGCTCTCTGACGGTCGATAGCCTGCAGCTGCCGGCCTCACTGGGCATCAAGACCGCAGCGGCATCCATCAGCGTGGCCCCGGCCTCGGACGCCCTTTACACGGTTGTCGGCAGTGTCGCGTCTGGTTCGGCTGACAGCGGCAACCCGGTCAAAATCGGTGGGGTCTACAACGTCACCGTGCCGACCCTAGCCGATGGCCAGCGCGGAAATCTGATGCTTGGGCAGCGCGGCTCCGCGCATGTGACCCTGTTTTCCCAGAACGGCACAGCCTCACCCACCATGTCTTCGGCGCTCGACGCCCTGGCCGCAAACACGGGCCTGTTCACCACCTCGTTCGGAGAACTTTTCAACGGATCGACCTGGGACCGTCAGCGCTCGATCGGCGGAGCGGTGGCGGCAGGAACCGGGACGGCGGCCTTTGCCCTCGCTCCGAGCAGCGCATCGGCAGCCGCCATCGCGCCAGCCGTGTCAACGGCAGTTGAAGGGAGCCGGGTTTTCAAGGCCAGCGCCGGTAATCTTTATCGGATCGCGCTGACCACCGGAGCCAGCGCCGGCTTCTTGATGGTGTTCGACGCCACCTCGGCCCCGGCGGACGGGGCTGTCACACCCACCCTTTGCCGCGCTATCGCAGCCAATACCAGCCTAGAGGTTGACCACGCTGTGGCCCCGGACCGCTACGCCACCGGCATCACAGCCGTTTTCAGCACCACCGGATGCTTCACCAAGACCGTCTCTGCGACGGCGATGTTTGAGGGGTCGGTGCTGTGAGGCGCGGCCTGATCGCCGGCCTGCTCGCCGCGCTCCTCGCCGCAGGCATTGCCACAGCGACAACAAGCGTAACTCCGGTCGGCGCCGTAATGCCGGCCACTACGGTCGGCGATCTTCCGACCTGCTCATCGACCACGCGGGGCCAGATGTTCCTGGTCACCGACGCGTTGCTGCCGGCAGCCTTGGTGGTGGTCTCGGCCGGCGGAGCCGTGGTAGTCCCGGTGACCTGCAACGGCACGAACTGGATCGTGTTCTGACCACGAGAGGAAATCACGATGGATCTCACCACCCTGACGCACGACGAGCTGCAGGCGCACATCAAGGCAGGCTTCGACGAAGCCCACCGCCGCGTCGATGCCGACGAAAACGTGCCCCCGCTCGTTGTCTGGCTGCTGAAGAAGGCACACCAGCTGATCAGCCAGGCCGAGCGCCTGCTGCACGCTGCTGGCTTCCTCGAAGACACGACCGCCCAGCGCTCTGGCGGCGTTGGCGAAAAGGACTAGGCCTTGAACCTGCTCACCTTGGCTTTCATGGTGGGCACTGGCGCGGCTGTGGCGGTTTGCTTCGCCGCGCGCCGCGCTGAGCCCCGGCGGCTGCGGATGGCGCTGGCCATCGCCGCCAGCTGGGCGCTCGGCATATGGCTGCACCATCAGGTCGGGCCGCCCTTTCGCAAGATCTACCCCATGCTCGACTTTGCGCTGGCTCTCTATTGTTGCCTGCTGATTGTCGAAGAACACGGGCCCCAGGGCCTTAGACGCTGCTACGGGTGGAAGGCGATCGTGCTCTGCGCCTTGATGACGCAGATGGGGCTTCATGTGCTTTACCCCACACACCTGAGCCTGTCGGTTCGCTATCCTTACCTCGTGGCGTTGAATGTGCTCTATGCAATCATCCTGGTTGCATTGGCCTGGATCGGGGTGGGGTATGTTCGAAACCTTGTCGGCCGGCTTCTGGTTCCTGGCCCTGCTGCTCGTTCTTCTGGATATCCGCAATGAAGGCGCGGACGAAGATCAGGACGGCGAACTGGACGAAACGGGCCGCCGCCCGCCAACGGAGGCCTCTACCCATGGTGCGCAACAGGACTGGCGCGAGAACCCCGGTCCCCGGCGCCCTGGACCGCCTCGCGGACCAGATCGCAGGCTTCCGAGACGAGATGCGCGCCGACCTGGGCCGCCTTCATGATCGTGTTGACCAGGTAGACGCCCGGGTCGATCAGACCTCCCGCGCCGCATCAGAGGATCTCCTGCGTGAGGTCTCTCACCTCAATGCCCGCGTTGAACGCTTCTCCGAAGCCGCAGCGCGCGGGATGGAGCAGGTTCGCCAAGAGCTGAAGGATCACGAGAAAGCGACGACCGCCGACGTGACGCGAGCAGCGGTTCAAGGGGTCCTTTCGTCCAAGGCGGTGCTATTCCGGCCAAATCGTTTGCAATTCGCGACGCTTTTGACCATGGTGGCAATATTCCTGATGACGTTCATCGAAAAGGCCCCGCCGATTTTCCGCGCAGTGGGCATGTTTTTCGAGGGGGTCAAAAAACTGGACGCTGACTGATGCGACTTTTCGCTCTAGTGGCTTTCCTGATTTTTCCGGCCATCGCCGCGGCGCAGCCCGCAGCTCGAATGATGCCGGATGGCCTGCGCACCATGGCGCCGGCCGGGTGGTCATCCTATTGCGCAAGCGATCCCGACGCCTGCGCCCCGGTCTCCACTGACCGTTGGCGCCCAGACGCTGCCATGAAGCGCCTCAACGCCGTCCAGACCTCCGTCAACGCCCGGGTTAGCGCGGCGAGCGACCTGGACAACTACGCCGTACCCGAACTCTGGATTCTTCCCGACCGATCGGGCGACTGCGAGGATTATGCCCTCGCCAAGCGCAAGGCCCTGCTGGACGCTGGATGGCCGCCGGAGGATGTCCGCCTGGCCGTGGCGACCACGGAGCAAGGCGAGCGCCACGCAGTGCTCACTGTCGACACCGACGGCGGAACCTACGTTCTGGACAACCGCCACCCGTTTGTTGAGCCATGGCAGGCGCTGCCCTATCGCTGGGAGAAGCGCCAAGCGCGCGACGGCTCGGGCTGGGTTGAGGTCTCGCCCCCCGCGCAATAGGGTGCGCCAAGCCCGGAGCACCCGACATGCCGCACGAACAACGCCATTCCGACCATGGCCCAGGGGGCTGGTCGATCCCCGCCGTGGTCACCTTCTGGCTGCTGGGCATCTGGACGCTGATGATCGGTCTCGTCTTCGGCCTGGCCTTCACTCGGATTCCGATCGAAGGCGTCCTGCTGGGCGTGCTGTCGGGCATCATCTCGACCCAAACGACGGCGCTGATTGCATCGATCAGCTATTGGGTCGGAACCACTTCCGGCGCCAAGGGGACGGCCGACCAAGCCAACGCCGCCGGCGGAGTCGCGACTGCCGCTCTAGCGCAGCTGGCCGGTGCTGGCCCGCAGCCCCCCGCCACGCCGATGGAGCCCAAGCCATGACAAACACCTTCAGCGCCACCAGCCTGCACCGCGCCCGCTTCGTCGATCCGCGCCTGCTGAGCGTTGCAATCCCGGCCCTGGCGCGCTGCGCCGTCGACTTCGGAATCACGGAGGACCAGAGTCGCACCGCTGCCGAGCAGCAGGCCAAGTTCGACGCCGGCGTCTCGAAGGTGAAGCCCGGGCCCAAGGCCACGCACATGATCCAGCCCGATGGGACGAGCAAGGGTCTCGACCTCGTCCCCTGGATCGACGGGCGCTTTCAATGGGGCGACAAGGACTGGAAGGTCGTCACCAAGGATGGACGCGTCCTGTTGCCCTTTCATGAGATCGCGGTGGCCATGCGGCATGAAGCCATTGTCCAGGCCGTTCCGATCCGCTGGGGCGCTGTCTGGGATCGTCGTCTGAACGACCTTCCGGCCGACGTTCAGGGGATGGTCAAAGCCATCGAGGCGTATAAGGTGCGCAAGGGCGGCAAGGCGTTCCTTGATGGCCCTCACTTTGAGACCATTTGACCCCGCAAGGATCTCCACTATGAACCGTCTCGCCGCTGCGTTTGCAGCCATTGCTCTCACCACGGCCGCCGTGGGCTGCGCCATCGCCCCGACAGGCCAGCCGGCCGCCGTCTCGACCATCGCCGGCAAGAAGGC